TGGCTTCGATGTTGTGTCGTCTTATTCTCGATCATGATATCATGCTCGATAATCTTGCTGACGTTGTGGTTGGCCTACAGGCAAATCTTTTAGCAACGACCGTTCAACCTAAACCTTTGAATGACATAATTAGATTGTTAAATTTTTACGGTTTTTGTCTCGAATACGTCTTTCCGCGATACGTCTCTGATCTAAGTAATAAGCGTAAGGGTCTTTCATGTGGCGATGAGAATATAATTCTTTACGTAAAGATTCTAAAGCCTTACGACCATCACGAACAGCAATCCGAACACGATCGATTTTAGAGAAGATTTTCTCTTTGTAGTACCTGGGTAAGTGTCTGATTTGTCCATCTATCAGACAGTAATTTTTACGGCCTGATTTATGCCACTCTTTCATGGCAGCAGTTAGATAGTTAGCACCAAGACCAGGTTTACGACTCATTGTAGCGAACGGTTTTTCCCTGCCGTTCCTCATACCAGGGAGCTTAGCATTAACAACATATTTAAGACAGTAAGAGATAGAAGCTTGTTCCACCTGTCCAATATGTACGTGTCCGTAATCCCATTTTTCACGCAATAACTTTTCGGGTACAGAACCAAACAGAATGACATGATAGTGTGGACGAAACGTTTGACCACCATATTCACCTACTGCATAGTAGCGTAGTTTATACCCTGCCTTTCTCAGCTTTTTAAAATAGTTTTGCAAATGAGGTTTGTGTAGTTGTGAAATACCTGAACGATAGTACAAATGTGGATCGGCATAGGTGAGTGTTATGAATACTTTATCTACCCAGCATTTTGCCTCATATTCTAGGCGAGTAGTCCAATCACTCCTTTTTGTAGCAAGACAGAAGCCACACTTTCCACAGGGAACATAGATGTCGTGCTTTGCGATATACTTTGTGTTCATGCATTCCATAAGCTTACACTCTAATTTTTCGGAACATCACCAAGCCAATAAACAAACTCATGACGTTTAGATGCCTTTGGCCAGGACTGCCATTGATCGGAGCCGTGATAGTTACGACACCAGGAACAGGTTAACAGAAATTTTTTCATTGTTTTCTTTTAGCTTTAATCTCGGAAATCACATCTTTTTTCAACCGAATAAGACGGTTTATGTGGAACTGACATTCTCGAGCTAACTCCTTAAGAGTAGCAAGGTCCTGATCACTCAATTTTTTATAACTTGATTCCACCGCGACTCATTTTGTACTTACGAATTTTGCGGCCACCTCTTTTACCTTTTTTAGAGAACCGTTTTTTACCATAATGTCTCATAGCATTTTCATTAAGAGAAGTTGAAGAAATTGTACGATATGTTGAGGGGTTATTTCCCCGTCAGTCATGAACTTTTTTTGTACCTCTAAGATTTCATTTTGAAAGGCCTTAGAGTTGATTATCTCGGCTTTGATGGATTTATCAGCATTACCAAGATCATACTTTTGCAAGAGCAGATTTAACTCTGTTTCCATCTTCACAGCACCAGCAGGGCCATGCATTTCCTTACCGTCTACCATCCAAGTTTTAGCACCTGTAAACCAATCGGACTTTTCTTTTTCCACAGCAGCCTGGGAGGCTTTTATTTCAGCAGCGGAGCGCATACTAGCAACTAGGGATTGTAAATAGTCACCTGATATGAGAGGATTTGCTTCAGCTACTTTTTGCTGGATTTTCGTGAGATCGGTTTGTGCGAGCGCCTTTGTGGCGTTAGCCTCTTGAGCCTGGACTTGAGCGTCAACCATGCGGGTCTGATTGTATAACGGTATAACTTCCGCAAGACGACCAAAGTCTGGGGTAGGAGTAGGAGAACTCTGATTACCTGGAGAACCTTGTCCATAGATAAGATTGGGGTTTAATCCGGCTTCTTGAAATCGGCTCATCTGATTGGCAGGAGAGTTGTATTTATTCATACGCTCTGTAGCCTTTTTATCCTGATGACCTTTGAGGAGTTGTCCGCCTAGCTGAACGGCTCCCATAATTGCAGGAATGACCCAAGGACCCATTTTAAGATTCAGGTTTAGGTTGAACGGTCGTTGCTAAAAGATTTGCCTGTAGGCCAACCACAACGTCAGCAAGATTATCGAGCATGATATCATGATCGAGAATAAGACGACACAACATCGAAGCCATAGTGGCATCCTTCCGGAGTCCATCCGTGTCTGGGGGTGTTTTAACATTTCGTTGAAGGTGATGAATTACGGCCCTTTGAACATCCTCGTCCGTTGAGACGATTAGGCAAAGTACCCGGGCCGTTTTAAGGTCTGCCTGGAGATTGAGACGGGCACGTTTAAGTGCTTCACCGTCAGGTAGTTCCGCTCCTGGAGCGGGTTTCACCGTTTTTTGATTGTTTGTTATCATGCTGAAATATAGAAAAACGGTGTCACTTAGCATAGTAAATCAAGTACTTACTATGCTTTTTTGATTTTTTGGTAAAAAATCGATTTGGTTTTGGCCGGGCCTCGCATGTCGCTTAGGGGCTCTTCCGCGCTCGTCGAATCGCTTCGCTAACTCCTCGGCGGGGGCTCGCCCGTTGCGACCCTCGGCTATCCGGCAACCACTCTCCAGGGTGTGGGTGTATGTCTACACCTCCCTGGGAGAGGTTAACAGGTTCGAACGCGAACCTTAGAGAACTCACGAGCGCGCGAAGCTTACGCGAGATTGCAGGGGCCCTCGCCGGCCCCTGCACCCCCGGCAGATTTAGCCATATAGACATAATACAAAAGGGCCACCCGTGAGGATGGCCCTTTACCTGGTATCATCGGGATATTACGATTTAACCAGGGTTTTCAACAACATTTAGAAAGCGGTAACGGCACACAGTACCCGAGACCGTAGCCGTAGCAATCAGCTTATGATCCCCCAGCTTTATCCGGTTTCGCTTTTTCAGCCATAGCGAGAGCTGCTTGCTCTTCAGCTTTTCGCTTGATTTCGGCATCGATACGTTTTTGCTCTGCATCTTTCATGCGTTTTTGAGCCTTAGAAATATTCGTTTTAAGCTCCTCCGCTCTTTCCATTTGAACGGTGATATCTTCCCTGGACAATTTTTCCAAGTCACCCATGCGAGTCTCATATATTCCCTCGCGCATAACAGGCAATTTTTCACGCCTTACAAATCGTGTGAGGATTTCTTTGAGCGTCATTGCCTGGGAGGGAACGGTATGAATTTTTGAGTCCTTAAAGGACTTCATAGGACGTACCCGCTTAGGGTACAGATAGATTTTTAGCTCTGCCATATTAACCAAAGTTTAAAGTGTTAGGTGCACCAAAATAAGGAAGTGCACGATCAACAGACAACTTGTTATGAATGTACAACCACCAGTTGTCCTCATTAGTCTGAACAGCGAATACCTGGTCAGAAGCAGCCTGGTCAAACTTAACAAAGTCTTCACCAAGAACAGGAGACGAAGCGAATACCCTGGTCATCGTCCAGAACGCAAGATCAGTACGGAAATCCGAATGATTCATATTCGGGATGTACTTCCAGTCTGCATAACGTGATTGATAACCAAAGAGAGGTAGAACACCGCCACTATCTGGGGTAAGGTTAGGACCAGACGCGTATAGTTCAGCCTTGTCAACTTGTTGTTCACCAAGTTTTGCGAACGTTGGCCAAGGATAAGATAAGAACGACCTACGATCGTAGAACATTTTAGGAATTCCTTGTTGATAAGTAGGCGGGTTCATGATAGAAAGAATAGAGATGATGAAACCATGCTCTGAACAGAAATAACGGAAACCGTTGACGTTAGAGTAGGCCACACCATGACCAGACAAATTACCAGCAGGAACATAACCAGTACCGTCTTGAGACCAGGCAGTGTTAACCACCTCGTTGATACGGATAGGCATACGACCACCGCCTAAGAATTCAGGACGTTGCAATCGTGAGTCCTGGGGTTTAACTGCAAAGTGAGCCTGGATAGATTCCGTGTAACGAGAACCGCCAACAGCATTACGCTCGAGCCATACCTGCAGGGCATAAGCAGAACGGAAATCATTAATCGATACAGAAGAAGCAGTGAGCAGAACCTCATCGATATTTTCAACACGAGCAGCCACACCAGCAGTAGGAGGAGTATTGGTGTCATTTGATGCAATCAAATCGTCAGTACCATTGAGAGCACCAAGATATACATCACTTGCGAAATTACCTCCAGCAGCAGGACGCACATTTGATTGCGACAAATACGTCACAGTACCAGTACCTTCAAGCGGCATTAATACTTCTTCACCACGTTGGGTGAAAGGTAGAGCAGACGTAAAATAGTCCTTCAAATAGTCACGAGTTTTGATAAGCATAAGCTCATCATTGCCAGCGATAGACAAATCAAACTCCCCAGAAGGCAAGGGCAACAGATCATTGTCAGCAATGTAATTTCTGTCACGATAGTACTCATACCACACCAAGTAATAAGCAGCAAACGGGAGGATATCCAAACGAAGACCGGCATACTGCGATTCAGCTCCGAACTCATACAAGTCAGGTACTCCCAGATAGTCACCTAATTCACGATTAAGTAACACGTTAGTGTTTAAAAGTGCATACTCGATATCAATCCAGGGCGGCACCGGAGCGTTGACCGGATCAATACCAACACCAAGACGACCACCAGTAATAAACTCTTCCCAATCTTCCCATAACAGGCGATTGGGTACAAAATACATATGAACGAAAGCAGTTAACTGCTCGTAGATAGGTGCAATCATTGGAGCAACACGAATAAGCATTTCAGGATTAAGAAAAAACTTATCACCTCGAATCGCCTCAAGACACATAATTGGTGTTAACCTACCCATTCGAGTAGATAACCTTTTATCATGTGTAAGATCAAACTTAGATTTTTTTGGACTCCGCAACTGTACGGAAGTAAACCCTTTATAGGACATAATTAGATAGTTAAATTTTTACGGTTTTTGTCTCGAATACGTCTTTCCGCGATACGTCTCTGATCTAAGTAA